ATAATAGCGAAACTCGTTAACCAAACCGTAGAACAAGAGAATTTGATTAATGAGTTGATGAGCGGTGTTGTTGAAGATTAGGAGTATTATGCGCACTAAGAAAATAGTAAGAATGAAGTAAGAAAGAGGGTGAGAAATCACTCTCTTTTTATTTTGAAAGGGGTGATCGTATGAGTGAAGCTAATGACGTAAATGAACTACTTACACTTGTAAGAATGGACATCCGAGAACTAACAACAGAGGTCAGAAATATAAAAGACATGCAAGCTATGGTCATTGATCACAACACGAGAATATATGCAAATGAGGGTAGCATAAAAACAGCGCATAAACGATTGGATAAGATCGATAAAATTGTTTATGGAGTTGTCGCGGCTTTTATTGTTTCGTGGTTAGGATTAGTAATTTGGATAGCACAGAATGCAGGAGACACGGTACCACCATTATAAAAAGGAGGAATGTAAAACATGAATACAGGAACCGTTATCAGGACAGTAGTATTAGTTTTTGCGTTATTAAATCAGATTTTAGTCGCATTTGGAAAGTCACCATTACCATTTGACGAAGTAGAAGTAGAGCAAGGTGTATCGGCTATAATCACAGCGTCAGCGGCGTTATGGGCATGGTGGAAGGATAATGATGTTACCAAACAAGCTATCGAGAGGAAAAAGAAGGTGAGTTTATGAAAATAGCCTTAGATGCAGGACACGGACTATCAACAGCGGGAAAACGCACACCAGATGGAATGCGAGAATGGAGTTTTAATAGCGTTGTAGCTTCACATATTGCTAACGAGTTAAAAGGATACATGGACGTAAATACCATCCGTGTGGACGATGTGACAGGTGCAATTGATGTACCTTTATCCACACGTACAACAAAAGCAAACTCATGGGGAGCTGATGTATACATTTCTGTACACGCGAATGCGTTTGGTACAGGTGGATGGAATAACACTCAAGGAATTGAAACATTTACTTATCCAACCGCATCAAGGGAAAGTTTTGTACTAGCTAAATTAGTCCAGGATGAATTGGTTAAAGCGACTAAGCGTAACGATCGTGGGATTAAAACAGCTAATTTTGCAGTTTTAAAAAGTACACAGATGCCTGCAATATTAGTTGAGTGTGGGTTTATGACCAACAAAGAGGAAGCTACATTATTAAAGTCCGATGCGTACCGTAAAACTTGTGCTGTTGCAATTACGAAAGGAATAGCAGCTATGTACGGATTAAAGAAAAAGCCGGAGGATAAAGATCCAGTTTATCGTGTATCTGTGGATGGTGTGCAGATATTTGCTTTACGTGAGAAAGAAAATATCATTCGTCAACTTGATAAATTTATTGGAATGGCGAAGGAAATTAAGTTAGAAAGAATATAAGTTTAAAGCCCTACTCCTAATCGAGTGGGGCTTTTTTATTTTGGTTCTAAACTGTTTGTCCACTTGCATAGCTATTAGCAAAGCTATTAGCTTTTATAATAATTTCCGTCAAAACCCCGTCAAAAAACCTTGTCAAAAATTATCATTATCGCTCGTATCGCTAATATCATTTTTTATTTTATTTTCGGTGTTATCGCTACTATATAAATCATCAACTTTAACCGATAATAATTCCGCTAATTTAAATAGTTTATCCACTCGAGGGTAAGCTTTCCCACTTTTCCATTTCCCGACCTGTTCACGACTAACTCCTAATTCATTCGCAATAAATTTTATTTTTAAACCTCTCCGATCTATCCATTCACCAATCATACTTTTCATTATTATCACCTGTTTATTTATTCGGCAAAAAATAGGACAACCCTTTAAAAATTTTTAGTTACCAAAAATGAGAACTTTTAGTTATATGACAAGCAATACCGCCCATATAATCTACTATTAGCGATATTAACAAAAGGAGGGAAAATGATGATAGTCTCAAAAGATATGCTGAAAGTTATTAAACTTTTAAAAAAATACGACGTTTCCGCTTATGAGTTAGTTGGAATGTTAGTCGACGGATTAGAAAAAAAGTTAGAATTATTTGATTACAAAGCAACAGAAAATGAACTTCAAGATGACCAATCGATGTTAGAAGAACTTAATGCCTTGTCGTGGAAAGTTACCACAAAGGATAACGGACGGTGGGGTGAATGAAATTTGTAATTACTTCACCATTCGGAGCGCATGAATCGTTTAGAAATCATGCTCACAACGGAATAGATATTCGAATGGAAGAAGGAACACCTTTATCAGCAATTAAAGACGGTGTAATTAGAATTGCGAATTATGAGGATGCAAACGCAGGGAAAACAATCTTTTTGGAAATGGAGGATGGAACAACGGCTATATACGGTCATTTAAGTGAGTTTATCGCAAGGAATGGAGATAAAGTTCAAGCAGGAGATTTAATTGGATATTCTGGTAACACTGGCTTTTCTACCGGTGAACATCTTCATTTTGCAATAAAGGATAATGGCGCCTTTGTTGATCCTACATCATTTGTTGACCAAGTACAGCAAACAGGATTACTTCAATGGTTTTTAGATCGTGGAGCAATCGACTCGTTTGATCCAATAATCGGAAACTTACCCGACTTATTAATTGGTGTCGGTGTGGACGCAATTATGTGGGTAGGCATACTATTTTTATTATTTTTTAATAAGTACACACGTAACTTTACAGTTGGCGCAGCTATCTTAATGATACTTTTTGGAGGGTGAAACAATCGATCAGATGCTTTTATGGTGGTTATAAGAAAGGAGTACGATCATGAGTAATAAACGAGTACGATCAATCAGTTTTAACAGTAACAACGAAGCAGATATTCAACGAACAAAGTTAATCGGTAAGAAGTCATTCTCTCGTTACGTCAAGAAGCTATTAGACGATGAAATAAAGCGCACTAAGGTATTAACGCCCACTACTACCAATACCACTACACCATCCACACAGAGCCATATAAAACCAGTCGCTACTACTAGAACGCTAACACCTAAAAAATCTAATGTATTTAATCCGATGCTGAAATGATTATCGAATTAGCGTTGGCCGGCGCCGTGTGGATGGGAGCAGAACAAATGAAGAGTGGGTTTAGTGGTGGTGATAAAAAAAAGCTAGACAGGATATTTAGAAAATGTAATTTATATGTAAAGTACAACGGTGTGGAAGATACGCCAAAATTATTAAGGATGGCGAAGAAAGAAAGTTACACCGAATATGTGTACCGATTGCCGGAAGGTTTAGGATTTAAAGATTTTGAAAAAAAGCATGATGTGATTGAGCAAAGTCTAAACAGTAACAGTAATGATATAACCTTGTCAGACTTAATTAAATTAGATATGAGACGCGATATTAAGAAACAGATACTATCTATCAAGAAGGATAAAAATAAGCGTAAGGAGGTTGTTATGACATTTGACAAGGTTTTAAATGTGAAGGTGTACCATGATAAAATGAAAGATTTTTATGAGTATGACGGATCAATATTGAAAGGGTGTAAGGATTGGCAAGTACCAATCGGGCATACGCTAACCGGTATAATTATGCACGATATGCAAAAGCACATGATAGTTGCCGGTGCGACTGATTTTGGCAAAACTAACGTGATTAAGTTAATCATAACAGCATTACTGGAACGCAAGCCGGATGATACTATTCTCACTCTTATTGATTTAAAAAGCGGTCTAGCGTTTAACAGGTTTAAAGGTATCAAACAATTAAATGAAATTGCAACAGACTTAATTCAAGCATTGGCAACATTGCGAAGGGTTAAAGAACAACTAATCGGGGTTTTTGAATACTTGCAAACTAATAATTATGAAGATGTCAAAGAAGCGGGATTAAACAAACGTCACTTTATATTTATTGACGAGTGTGCCGAATTATCAAGTCATGGTGAAAATGATAAAAGAATTAAAAACATCAAAGTGGAATGCGAATATCTCATGGCAGATATTGCACGTCGAGGTCGCGCTGCTGGATTTTATATTATCTACTCGACTCAATACCCAACAGCCGAAATATTAAGCACGCAGATCAAACAGCAATGCGACGCGCGTTTATGTTTACGAGTAAAGAATGATTATGCCAGTAAAGTTGTACTGGACCAAGAAGGGGCAGAGAAGCTTCCACAGATTAAGGGCAGAGCCATTTATCAGACGAGTGAAAACATCATCTTGCAGGTGCCTTTTATTTCGAATGATTATATAGAAGGAGTTGTTAAACGTGATCTATAATCGAGTGCAAACAGTCGGCAATGTTGGCGAGTTTTTAAGTGGATCTTATAAGTATAAAAAAATGGAGCTTAAAGTTAATAAGAAATTATTAAAATGGGGTGTACGCGTAGCGGTGACGGTGGTAGCAGGAAGCTTTTTAATCGACTTAACTATACCGCAAATTGCTTTTGCTCATGCTGCCGTACCTGTCATGTCGCCTACCTCTCAAGCATTAGGGAGCGCGGTTAATAAAGCCTTACAACCTTTAATCGATGTATTAATGGAGTTGGCTAAACCGATAGCTGGGGTCATGGTCACCTGGGGAGCGCTTAGATATATGATCGGACAAAAAGAAGCCGGATTAGCAGGCATACAGCAAGCAGCTGTCGGTTATGTGCTCGTTATGTTATCACCGCTAATCTTAAATTTAATCACGGGTGTTGGAGCATCAATAATTTAGGGGATGATCGGATGAAACGTAAACAAGTAATTTTCGATTATGCGGACGCGGAACTATTAAATCATGCAATGAGTAAGGATAATTTTTCCGAGTACATTAAAAAATTGATTAAAACTGATATCGTTAACAAAGTTTTGGAAACAAAAGAAGTTAAACCATCAATTTACGAAATTTACAATATAAAGGTGAAAAAAATATGAAATGGTTTAAGCGTAAAATACGAGCGAAAACATTAGTGGATAGTAACGGAAAAGTACACCTGGAGCAAGTTTACGAAAAACAATGGCGATTACAAATGTTTAAACGCCGTGGATATGTGATTGATAAATATTCGATGAAAGAGGGGAAATGATGAAAAAGAGAACTAAAGCGGAGAAGATCCGGGACATTAAAGAAGTTAGAAGGAGAATTTGCCCTAACTGTGGAAGTGATAAGTGCGAGCTGGTGGTGACGAGGATATTTTGTTATGAGTGCGATTACAAAGAAAATTTATTAGCTGATATATTGAAGCGGGGGTAAAACCTCGCTTTTTCTTTTTGTGTTTTATAGTAAAAACACCCCTCCCTTAATACACTATAAAACACATTTTTTTATTTTAGCAAATAATCAAGTCTGACAACGTTTTTTCGGTCTTTATACTTAATTTTATAAAAATAGACAGTATCAAAAATGCTATTGATTAATTGTTTTTGCAAATGTAAATCAGCTTT